ATTAGAACGATATGTTGGGTGTGAGGGTAGTTTACCTGAAGATGACTATGGATATTTTTTAGAGGTTTTAGGTAAAACATTATATTGTGAGGGAGATTTATTAGAATCACCCGATATGAGTTATTTTTATCCTGATCACACAAAAGTAAGTGAACATTTAAATTACAATGTATTAGGAAACTTATAATATGAAAATAAAACTAACAGAAAGTCAATATTTAAAAGTCATCACTGAAAATCAAAACCCTAACGTTGACAGATTATTGCAAAAGTTTTTTGATGACACCTCTAATAAGGGTGTTGATGATAAAATAATGTATTATTTTGACGTTTACGGGTTTGATGATAAAATGATGGAAGTTAGTGATAGATTATATGATTGGTTTAAATATGGAATATTACCAAAATGGGATAAAATAGTATGGGGTACTAAAGACAAATACAGAAATAAACTTAATAGTCTTTTTGATGTGGCAGCAACAAAAGAAAGTAAAAAAATATTAAATAGTAATAAAAACGATTTAGGAAAAATTAAAGGGTTAATTAGTTTAGATAACACATTTCCTTATTATTATGAAAGTAAAATATTAAAAGAATTGATTGATGGATTATTGTTTGATTCCATACAATATTTGTTTAAAAATTATGAACCTAAAGAAGCGATTAGACAAAGTTCTATACTGGCAGACCATTTAGGTTATAAAAGAATGGAAAATATAGTACCATTAGTTAAAGATTTCGCAGAAAAAAATGGTTTAACTATCATACCTAAACATAAAGGGTTCACTTTCCAAAAAGATGAAGGTAGTATGGTTAGGAGTTTAATTAATTATATGAAAGATATACCAGAATTACCTAAAAAAACAAAAAGAGGTTTTTTAGATTATATTGGTAGAAATTATGGAGCTGGACAATATTCTACTTTTTGGAGTGCGGTTAATCAGTCTGGTATAATCCAAAAAGTTGGTGGAGGTAATAACGTCACATACGAATTAGGACCTAACTACAAAGCCTATGAAGAAGGTAATGTAGTGGCATTTTAATTAATTAAAGATATTTATATAAAAAAAGTAATGGATAGATCGGAACAACTTAAAATATTTGCTCGTTGTTTAGGTGATCCAACATATGCGATAGAAACGTTTTTAAAGACATTTGATTTAACTCAGAAAGGTATGGTACCTTTTAAGTTGTATTATAAACAAAAAGAAATCATTAGATCATATGAAGAAAACAATCGTAATCTGGTAACTAAACCTCGACAGGCAGGTGTATCTACAACTACCGCAGCGTACATTGCAGTTAAAACTGCGTTTGGTGATACTGACAATCCACATAAAGTACTTATACTCGCCAACAAACAGATATTAGCACAAGAATTCTTAAAAAAAGTAAAAGACTTTTTAGAACAAATACCTTATTGGATTTGGGGGTTAGATGAGTCAACAGATTACTTAGAGATAAACTCAAAAGGACATCTTAAATTAAAATCTAATGGGTGTGAGATTAGAGCACTTGCAACATCTAAAGATGCATTAAGGGGTTTTACTCCTACATTTTTAGTTATGGATGAAGCGGCTTTCATCGACAATGGCGATGAAGTATTTGGTGCCGCATTAGCGTCATTAGGTACTGGTGGTAAGATTGCACTTATATCGACACCTAATGGAATGGATCCATTATATTATAATATATATGATAAGTCTAAAACAGGAGACAACAACTTCAATGTCGTAGAGATGAAGTGGTATCAAGACATTAGATATAATAGAGGTTTGTATTGGGTTAGAGGTGATGAAAAAGAAGAAGAGATTAAATGTGAAACATTAGGGAGAACCAAACTTAGGTGGGAATACATGGATAACATATATGAAACTGATGAATCAACTATAGATTATTATGAAGTTATGGTTAAGGATGGGTGGAAACCATTATCCCCCTGGTACGAAGAAATGGCGGCAGATATGGGGGATCCTAAGAAAATTGCACAAGAACTTGACGTATCATTTATTGGTTCTGGAGGTAATGTTGTAGATGACGAATATATTACATATCACGAAGAGAATTTCGTTTCTGATCCAAACTTCTCCGCAGAGGTAGAAAAAAGTATGTGGATATGGAAAAAACCTGAAGTCGGACACAAATATGTTATGGGGGTTGATGTGAGTAGAGGTGATGGTAAAGATAGTTCTACTATTGTTATATTAGACTTTGAAAACTTAGAACAAGTCGCAGAATTTAAACATAAGTTACCGCCAGATATGTTATCAGAAATTGTTTATAAGTATGGTAATATGTATAATGCGTATACTATTGTGGATATTACTGGTGGTATGGGTGTGTCAACAGTCTTAAAACTATTGGAGATGGATTATAAATACCTACATTATGACGACCCTAAAAGTAGAAAGTTATCTGAAAAATATGCAAAGACTGTATATAAACAAGGTGATAAAGTGCCTGGGTTTAATGTCGGTAACACACGACTACAAATGGTATCTGAATTAGAAGAACATATTAGAGAGAATAAAACTATTATACGTTCACAAAGAATGATATCAGAACTTAAAACATTTGTTTATAAAAATGGTAGACCCGATCATATGGAAGGTTATCACGATGACATAATAATGGCTTACGCTATGGCAATATTCATTGTACAAACATCATTTAAAAAATTAGAACAAGTTGAGAAACAGACTAAGGCAATGTTGGAGAGTTGGGTTAACGTATCAAATAATCAAAGTAAACCATTATTTAATCAACAACAACACATAAATCCATTCTATACCAATACACCAACGTATAATCCTAAACAACCTAATAATGGTAATAATGACAATGGTGAATACAATTGGTTATTCGGAATTAAATAGTATTTAGAATTTCGATATATTTATTATAATAGTAATAAAGTATATTTAAGAAAAAATGGCAAGAAAAACAATATTTCAACAATTAAATGATTTATTTGGTCCAGAGGTTAAAAAACCACAAAATAAATCAAGATATTCTATTAACGATAAAGAACTTCTTAAAACTAAGTCTAAAGAAGAATATGATTTTGAGAAGTTAAAAAGACAACAAGACACATATCTTTCTAGTATGTGGCAAAAAGTTGATAATGAAATCTATCAACACTCTATATATTATGAAACAACTAGATTAGCATCTTATGCGGATTTTGAGGGTATGGAATTTTTTCCTGAAATTGCAGCAGCATTAGATATTATGATGGAAGAATCTACTACATTAAATTCAGATAACAAAGTTATTAATATATTTTCAGAAAGTAGAAGAGTTAGAAGAATATTAGATGATTTATTTTTTAATAGATTAGATATACATACATCATTACCTATGTGGACTAGAAATGTTTGTAAATATGGTGATGATTTCTTATTTCTAAATATCGATAGTGAGGAAGGAATTACGAGCGTTAAACAATTACCTAATATCGAGATTAGTAGGAAAGAAAATGAGGGTTTTGGTGAAAATTCGATGAATGCAGAAACAGATAAATTTAATCCTGTTAAATTTATATGGGGACAAAGAAATATTGAATTTAATGCGTGGCAAATTGCACACTTTAGATTATTAGGTGATGATAGAAGATTACCTTATGGAACTTCTATGTTAGAAAAGGCGAGAAGAATATGGAAACAATTATTACTTTCTGAAGATGCAATGTTAATATATAGGGTAACAAGGGCACCAGAAAGAAGGATATTTAAAATATTCGTTGGTAATATCGATGAAAAGGATGTACCCGCATACGTTAATAACATTGCAAATAATTTTAAAAGAAGTCCAGTTATTGATCAAAATACAGGACAAATAGACACTAGGTATAATCAAATGGCACAGGATCAGGACTATTTTATTCCTGTAAGAGACGCAAACGCACCTTCACCAATAGACACTTTACCTGGAGCAACTAACCTATCTGAGATTGCGGACATCCAATATTTACAGAAAAAATTATTTACCGCACTTAGAGTACCTAAACCATTTTTAGGGTTTGAAGAGGTTAATGGTGATGGTAAAAATTTGGCGTTACAAGATATTAGATTTGCTAGGACAATTAATAGAATCCAACAAGCAATGTTGCAAGAATTAAATAAGATTGCAATTATTCACTTATATATTTTAGGGTTAGAAGACGAATTAGAAAACTTTACTTTAACGTTGAATAACCCATCCACACAAGCAGAGATGTTAAAAGTGGAACAAACACAATTAAAGGTAACACTTTATAAAGATTCAGTTTCTGATGCAGGGAATGGGTTTGGTGCTATGTCTATGACAAGGGCGAAGAAAGAAATCTTAGGTATGTCTGAAGAAGAAATTAGAAATGACTTAGAACAACAAAGATTAGAAAAAGCTGCGGCAGCAGAAATGGAACAAACTGCAACCATTATTAAGAAAACAGGTATATTCGATAGGGTTGATAAACTATATGGCGATTTCTCTGCATTAACTGGTGGTGCATCCGCAGAGGGTGGTGGTGAAGAAGGTGGAGATACAGGCGGTGAAGACTTAGGTGGATTCGGCGCAGACACTGGAGGAGACTTAGGTGGATTCGGTGCTGACACTGGAGGTGAAGAAACTTCGGCAGAACCTGCACCTACTGAAGAGTCAATAAAGAAAAAAGATAATCTTTTATTAGAGCAAGATAGAAGAAGATACGAAGAGAAAGTTAAGAAATATCAGGGAATTTACTTAAATAGACTTATGGAAAGTTTAGATAAGGATGTAAGGGTTTTTAACTTAGATGAGGTAGAAAAAGAGACTGAAACATTCAATTCCAAAATTAGTGATATGACAAAAGAAATAGATAATTTAATAAAATAAAACTTTTTTATTAATTCAGAATATTTATATATAAAAAAGAATATGAACAATTTCGGTAATATAAAAGACACCTTTAAGAGTTTGGTAGTTGAGTCTATGATTAGAAAGGACGATAAAGGTAAAAAACTATTTTCTAAGTTTTTAAAAACAATTAAAGAAAATAAAACATTAAAGGATCAATACTTAATCTATAGTAATCTTCAGAATAGTAAATTTGACGATCCTGTACAGGCAAGAGAATTTGTTAAAGAAAACATTTCACTTCTTAAAAACTTAAATAAAAACCATATCACAAAGGGTAATGATTTTTTCCTTAAACACCTAAAAGGTAATAAAATTATTAAAGAAAACGATTCTATCTATAAGGATATTTTATTTTTGGTGGAATCAGAAATAACACCTTCTAACGTAAAAAAGGTTAATGAATCAACAAATAACATTGTTAGACTTATGTTGGAGAAAGAAGAAGTGGGAGAGGTTGTTACAGAAAGTTTAAATTTACCACCTAGTGTATTAACAAAATTGGCAGTAAATAAATTTAATTCTAGATATTCTAACATTTCTGAATCAGAAAAAGAAATCATTAAAACAGTACTTAACGGATCTAACGAAGATAAAGAAAATATCTACAAAAAACTAAAAAGAGAATGTATTGATGGAATTGATTCAAAATTAAATGAATCATCTGATTTAGAACTTAAAGATAAACTTCTTAAAGTTAAAGATAAGTTATTAAACTCAGGATTCAATTTAGATACTTTCAGTACTGACATTTCTAAATTTTATGATTTAAAAGAATCTATTTAAAAAAAAACGGATTAGGACCGTTATTGTCTACGGACAATTTTAACCCACTAAAGTTCGCTACTATAGTGGGTTTGTTATACACTCAAATTTGACATTTCACGAATTAATTTGTATTATTATAAACAAACTTTAAAATAACAAATTATGAAAGAAATGAAAAATGAAATTAGGAAAAGAAATCAAATTAGATTTATTAGTCAACTATAAAACTAAGATTGGTACAGTTAACAACAAAGAATCAAAAAGTCTATATATTAATCTATGTGCGTGGGGTGAATTAAAAGAATTAGACGACACTTTAAATTACGAATATTTTTTAAGTAATTTAAGAAAAAAAATAAAACAAAAATTAAACAACAATCTCGATGATGATTTATACTACAATAACAAATACATTGTAGATTTAGATATGAGAACTTCAGGACTATCAGTAGAAAAGAGAAGTTTTATGTCCTGTGAAATAACACTCTATCAAAAAAAACAATATCCATTAAATAAACCAAAAATTATAGATAGTACTAAAAGTATTATTTATGATGTCGTGAATAATTGTTTGGAAAACAATAGCGTTTTTACTTTCCATAAATCTAAAAAGTGATTTTTTATCATAATGATATATTTATAATTAAAGTATATCATTATTATGGAAATATTAAAAAAGAATGAGATAAATAAAAAGGGTATTCTTATTGAGTATGACGCAGGATTCATTTCTCCAAAAGATAATCGACACTTTATTAGTGAAATGTCAAACTTAACCAAAGGTCAACCTATTATAGAGGAACCTTTGTTTGTTTATGCGGTAATGCAAAAATACGGTGTGGAAAACAGAAATGAAAGAGTATACCCTGAAGCGATACTTAGAAGAGAGGCGGAAAACTACCTTAAACTTATTAAAGAAAAAAGAGCGTTAGGTGAGGCAGATCACCCGGAATCATCTATTGTTGCGGTAAGTAGAATTTCTCATAATGTGGTAGACCTTTGGTGGGAAGGTAATGTACTTATGGGTAAGTTAGAAATCATTATGTCACCAGGATTCGTAAATCAAGGAATCATATCTTGTGAAGGTGACAGAGTAGCGAATTATTTAAGAAAAGGTTTAAAGATTGGTGTATCATCAAGAGGTGTTGGTTCTTTGGAAAAAGAAGGTGGTAAGAATATGGTACAAGACGATTTTGAATTAATTTGTTGGGATATAGTTACCTCACCATCTACACCGGGATCATGGATTTATAGTGAGGAACCATCTAGAGAACAACAGATGTCAGAGTCTAATACTAAGAAAGAAGATTCTATTCTTAAAGATAATTTAAATAATTTTTTACTCGATTAGTAAAATAATTAATACTTTTCGAAAATATAACATATTTATTAAGAAATGTACTGTAATAGTGCATAAATAATAATTAATAACAATTAAAAAAACAAAAAGTAAAATGGCTGAAAAAAAGAAATCAATCATCGAAGAGGCTTTACTAGAAGCAAAGTCTTTAGAGGATGCCTTGAAAGCCAATACGAAAGAAATGCTTGCGGCACATATGTCCAAGGAATTTGAAAGTATCGTTGAGTCATCTTTGAGAGAGCAAGATGAAGACGATGACGTTGAAGGGTCCGATGATGAAGAAGAAGACGTTTTAAATCTTAAAGATGTAGAATCTGATGAGGTGGAAGACACCAAATTAGATTTAGATGATGAGGAATCTGATGAAGATGAAGATGACGTTGAACTTGACTTAGACACTGATCTAGACTTAGACACTGATCTAGACTTAGACACTGATCTAGACTTAGACGCTGGTGAAGGTGAAGAAGAAGAGGAAGATGAAATTGGGTTAGGATTAGAATTACCTTATATGGATATGGAAGGAGAAGAAGTAATGGACTTAACAGGTGCGTCTGATGACGAAGTTGTTAAAGTTTTCAAAAAACTCTCTGACGATGATGAAGTAGAAGTGGTAAAAGATGCTGGTGGTATCCATCTAACAGATAATAAAACGGGTGCAGAGTATTACATTAAGGAATCTATGGATGAAATGAAAGATTTTATGAACGAAAAAGAGTATTGCGCTGAAGGAAATTGTGGTTCTATGTACGAAGAAGAATATCCTGAAAATATGGATGAAGTTATGTACGAGATAGAATTAGACGAAGATTCTGACATGATGGAAATGTTTAAAGAAATGGATGACATGAAAGAAGGTC